ATATGGAAACTGATGCAGCAATAGCTGAGGCTGAAATATTGCCAACGGAAATAGAGCAAGCCGGACAAGATGCTCAAGAGCCTGAACAGGGCGAAACCTCTGAAGCAGTAGAAACTCCAGAAACCGAGGAGAAAGCCGCAGAAGAGTCATCCGGGGAAGAGACACCCGAACAAGTAGCAGAAGAGAAGCAGAAAAAGCGTAACTCTGTTCAAGAAAGAATCTCACAACTAGCACGACAAAAAAACGATGCGAACACTCGTGTACAAGAGTTAGAACAGCAAGTTGCTTACTTACAGGCTCAGAGTCAACCTCAAGCCCAAGATGCGCCTCAAACGTATCCAAGACTTGAAGATTACGACTATGACGAGTCAAGGCACCAACAAGCAGTTCTACAGTACACCTCAAGCGTAAATGCTCAGAACGTGCAACAGGTTATGCAGCAACAACAGCAAGCACAGATTGCTCAATTACAAGCTCAAAAGGCACAAATTGCGTCTCAAGAGTTTATAGAGAAATCTAACGCCTTTGCTTTGGACTATAAGGACTTCAACGAAACTGTTACTAATCCTAATTTTCATCAGTCGGATCAAGTAGCAAGGACGATTGTTGAATTGCCGAATGGCCCTGATGTTGCGTATTACCTTGGCAAGAACTTGAAGATTGCCAACGCTCTGAACAATAAAAGCGAGAGGGACGCCAGAGATGATTTGATAAGAATCTCAACAGCGTTACAAGTGAACTCTCGGAAACGTCGTGCTAACACTACTAACGCTCCTACGCCCGGAAAGACGGTGACGCCTAAAGGAAAAGTCTCTAAGGACTTGGACAAGATGTCTCCTGAAGAATATCGAAAGGCAAGGGGCTATACTTAAAGGTAAATTAACATGGCTAATTCATTGCTCACACCGAGCATTATTACAAAAGAAGCCTTGGCAATACTACATCAGAAGCTTAATTTCATAGGTACGATTAACAGGCAGTATGATGATCAGTATGCCCAAGCTGGCGCGAAAATCGGATCGGACTTAAAAATCCGACTTCCTAACGAGTTTACTGTTAGAACTGGCGCAAGTCTCTCGTCTCAAGACGTAACAGAGCAAAGCGTGACTCTTTCAGTTGGCACTCAAAAAGGTGTGGACTTTACGTTCTCATCACAAGAGTTGTCTTTGACTATTGACGAGTTTAAAGCACGATACATTGAGCCAGCGATGGCGGTATTGGCTGCGAACATTGAAAGCGATGCTTTCTCGATGTCGAAGGACGTAAGTAATTTCGTAAATGGAGTAGGCTCTGCAAACTCTTTTGCCAACATAACCAAAGCACAAAAGGAACTGACCCTTGGCCTAGCTCCTTATGGTGATCGAGTGTATATGCACGATCCTCAAAGTGTTGTGGATATGCTGGCAGATACGAAAGGACTCTTTCAAGACTCCGGACAGATCGCAAAGCAGTACAAAGAAGGTATGCTAGGGCGCATTAGTGGATTCGATCACTATGAAAACACTTTAGTTCCTACTCATACCACTGGTACAGCAGCAGCCTCGACAGGGTATCTTGTGAACGGAGCCTCTCAAACAGGTGCATCTTTGACCGTTGACGGAGGAACCACTACCTTTCTGGTTGGCGACCTAATAACCATTGCAGGAGTCAATCGCGTGCATCCTGAGACTAAAGCAGATACCGGAGTTCTTCAGAACTTTGTAGTGACTGCAAACTCAGGCACCTCAGCGACAAGTCTATCCATATCACCCTCTATCGTAGCTACAGGCGGTAATCAGAATGTTAGCGGTAGCCCTGCTGACAATGCTGCTGTTAGTAAGTTAGGCGGTGCTAGTGGAGCCGATTGGACTGATACGTTGGCTTATCACAAGGACGCGTTTTGTTTCGCTACAGCTGACTTAGTGCTACCGGAGGGAGTTGATTTTGTTGCGCGAGAAGTTATGGACGGCATCTCTATGAGAATCGTCAGAGACTACTCAATCAGTGCTGATACCTTCCCTTGTAGAATAGACATCTTGTACGGATATAAAACTATTCGTCCTGAGATCGCTACGAGAGTGGGAATCAACTAAACCCCCTATTAGCCGGGGCGTAAAAACCCCGGCTTACTTTTTAGGTGAGATATGGCAACAAGTCAGGAAATCATTGATCGAGCAACGAGTCTTTTGCGTGTGCGTACTTCAGGCGTTACATTCTCAACTGATGACGCAAACAAAAACTCAGATGTATTCATTGCGTTTAAGAATATGCTGAATGAGTTTGGTGAAGATGGTTTAGTAAACATTCCTGAACCTTCTAGCTTAACTGCTACGCTTGACATCCCAGCAGGATCAGTTCGAGGACTTGCGTACAACCTAGCGGTAGAAGTGGCGGCCGAGTTTGGTCTTGACCCAACTCCGATAGTCTTTGAGATAGCAAAAGAAACAAAAGACCGTCTTGAAAGTGAAATTACTTTAGATATGTCTATCGATGCCAGTGATCTTAGGTGGTCGCATGGTAAGTACGAGATAGATAGCGACAGCTTATGAGAGCTTCAGTACCTTTAGAGTCTAGCTATCAAAGCACACGACTAGACGCAAACAGACAGCAAACCTTAAATCTGTTTCCTCACACGCTAAGAGGATATAGGCAGTTTCCCGGCCATGTTACCTTTGCATCGTTTCAGGCTACAGGAGAGTCTCTTACAGACGCAGACGCAAGTGCCATAACAGACAGTGCAGGAGATGCGGTTCTAGTCTCAGTGACGCCCGGAGGCGCAGACAGAGGACTTATTGCAAACGGCCCAAATGGACTTTTGTATCAGGTTACAGGCTCGTCTCTGTACAGCATAGACTCAAGTGGTGCAGCAACGTTTAGAGGCGAGGTGGCAAATGATCCTCAACCTGTAGTGATGGCAACGGACGCAAACCAGTTAATTATTTGCACTGGTGGCACTCCTTCCGCGCTTGTCTATACTGTTTCTGGTGGATTACAAACTATATCGGACTCTGACTTGCTTACGACTAGCAGCGTGGCCTTTTTGGATTCTAGGTTTATCTATCAACAACCAAACGGCTTTTTTGTTGTCTCAGCGTTGAACGATGGCACAAGCATTGAATCCCTTGACTTTGCACAGGCTGAGGCTTTACCAGATGACTTGTTAAGGGTTTTCTCTCAAGACCAATATCTATACCTATTCGGAGAAACAACGACTGAGATATGGTTTACGAGTGGCACAGGTAGACCGCCTCTATCAAGACAAGCAGTTTTACAACAAGGCATTTGCGGAACTTACGCTGTAGATAGCATAGACGGAATAATTTATTTCATAGACGCAAACAGAAGACCGGGAATGATTCAGGGCGAATCGTTTCAGCCTTTGTTCGTTCCTGCAATCGGAGAACAGTGGGCAGGGTTTGGAGCAAGCGACTTTGAAACAGCAAGGGTAGCGACTTACTCTTTGCATCAAGAAAACTTTGTAGACTTCATATTCTCAGACCAAGGGCAAATCTGGACGTATCATGTAACGTCTAAGACTTGGTTCGAAAAATACTTCATGACTACTTCAATTGTTCACGATTATGATTTAGTTCTTGCCGCACACTCGGCAAACAAAAAGATTTACAAGCTAGACTTTGCAAACTTTCAACAGGACGGTGCAGACATGACAAGGCGCAAAGACTTGCCTTTGATTAGCTCTGAAGTGTTAGACGTTGGAGGCGCAGAGATGGTTATTGACAAAGTAAAATTGCACGTTGATACGTCTGCAAGTTCTTCAGTAGCTTTAAAAGTATCAAAAGATTTAAACAGTTTCTCAACAATCAACACAATAGACGTTGACGGAAATAAAACCCTTGATGTGAAATCTATCGGCAAATCAAGAGAGATCATTGTCCGGGTAGAAACTAGCTCTAATACAAAAGTCGATATCTTGGACGCAGCAATTGATGCGCAAGTATTAAGAGGATGACATGGGACAACTAACACAAACGACTACCCAGCTTCAAACGATCTTAGATGATGCAGACGCAAGTAATGCGGGTAATACTTCGATCTCAGATGCAAGTGATACAACTGCAACCAGTTTAAAAAAATCAGGCTTTTATTCTTTACAAGCTTCTAGCTCTAACGCACCGAGTACAGACAGATCAGCGTTATTAACGGTTGTTAGAAATACAAGTGCAACAGGTGAGATCAGATATGGTCAGATAGTTTGGACTGAATCTAACGGACTATGGTGGAACCGAGACGATGGCGGCAGCTTAGGGACTTGGTACGAAGCAGTCGGAACAGCCGCAACCCAAACACTTACAAACAAGACTCTTACTAGCCCGGTACTGACTACTCCTCAGATAAATGACAGTAGTGCAGATCACCAGTATGTCTTTTCATCGGCAAATCTGGCCGCAGACAGAACGATTAGTCTGCCCTTGCTGACAGATAACGACACCTTTGTTTTTCTAGCACATACACAAACACTGACAAACAAAACCCTAACTTCTCCAGTCATCACAGGCGGCTCTATCAACAACACGCCTATCGGAGCAAGCACCGCCTCGACAGTCGTAGCGACTCAAGTAAATATAGAGGGTCAGGGGGATCTTAGATTACAAGATAGCGCAGGATCAGAATATGTGGCTTTACAGGCTCCTGCTACATTAAGCGGATCGTACACTCTGACTCTACCGGGAGACGATGGAACTGCTAATCAAGTTCTGCAAACAGACGGATCAGGTGTTACGTCTTGGACAAATATTAGCTCGGCAGGAATTGCAGACGGAAGCATAACCACCGCAAAACTAGCAGATGATGCCGTGACTCAGGCAAAGGTCGCAGACGATGCCATAGGCGCAGACCAACTAGCTGCCAGTGCTGTAGTAACTGCCTCAGTGGTAGACGATGCAATTACCTCGGCAAAGTTGGCTCATGCTTTAGATGTCGTGACCTCCCTTGGAATAGGAGGAGGATCAACTAACGGAGTTTCAATAACGCAAGGCGCAATCTCTATAAAGAACGGAGGGGCGCAAAGCTACATTGATCTATATTGTGAATCATCAAATGCGCATTACGCGAGGATTTTAGCTCCTGCACACTCTGCGTTTTCAGGCAACATTACTCTTACCCTCCCGGCTGCAACAGATACGTTAGTAGGTAAAGCAACTACTGACACCCTTACAAACAAGACTCTAACCTCGCCTAAAATTAATGAAGATGTAGCAGTTACGTCAACCGCGACAGAAATAAATATACTTGATGGCGTAACGTCTAGCACCGCAGAACTTAATATCTTAGATGGCGTTACAAGTACCACAGCAGAGTTAAATATTTTGGACGGTGTAACAGCAACAACAGCAGAGATTAATTATCTTGATGTAACAACACTTGGCACATCAGAAGCTAATAAAGCCGTAACTTCAGATGCTAATGGCGTCACAAAATTCGATAATGGTATTCAAGAAGAATCAACAGCAGTAACAAGTTCTAGTAATGCAGCAACACTAAACTTACGAGATGGTTCAGTGTTTACTCATACTCTTTCTGAAAACGTAACTTATACATTCAGCAACCCTGCCGCCTCTGGCTATGCATCTAGTTTCACGCTAAAGGTTACACAAGACTCGTCAGCTAGAACTATTACATGGCCGGGATCAGTTGATTGGGCAGCAGCAACAGCCCCTACACTTAGTACAGGAAATGCTGATGTAGACGTCTTCGTGTTCCTAACGGTTGATGGCGGCACAACCTACTACGCCTTTACAGCAGGGCAGGATCTAAGCTAATGGCTTTTCTTTCTGAAAAACTTATCTCTGCATCTGGAGGCGTTCAAGAAGCAACGGATCCAGACTTTAACCTAGTTACACAGCTATACCAGTTTGACGGCACAAACGGAGCGCAGAATAATACGTTTTTAGATTCTTCTAGCAATGCTTTTAGTGTTACGCGATCAGGAAGTGCAACGCAAGGAACCTTCAGTCCTTTTAGTGCAGAGGAAGGCAAGTGGTCAGCTCAGTTTACGAGATCTTCTCTTCATAATTATATTTATCCGGGCAGTAGTAGTGATTTTGCTTTTGGTACAGGCGATTTTACCATTGAATGTTTTTGTTATTTGACAGGTGGAGGTGAGGCTTCTGGCAATGGACTTTTTGCTCCCACAACAGGGGTTGTCGGGCCAGCACTAGGACAGTGGAATACTAACGGCTGGCAGATTTATTGTGGAACTAGCGAAACGAATATAAGTAATACATCATACCCACAGAATGAATGGGTTCATGTCGCTTTTGTCAGAGCAAGCAACGTAGTAAATGTTTATCAGAATGGAGTCAAAGTTACTTCAGACATTAGCGATAGCACCAATTATACTAATACTGGATTTAATATTGGTTGGTACTATGGAACTGCTTACGCATGGGATGGGTATATAAGTAACTTTCGTGTTGTAAAAGGAACTGCTGTATACACATCAGCTTTTACTCCTCCTACTGAGCCTCTTACAGCAATTACAAATACTGTACTATTAACTTTGCGTAGTAATAGGCACGTAGACATAAGCACTTCTGCACATACTATGGATAATTATAATCCTCCAAAAA